GAGGCAGCCCGTGAGATAATTGAAGATGCATTTGAAATTAATCTAACGGTTGATGGCGATGTATGGGTAGACGACCTCACGGTAGAGTCGTGCTATCCTGAAGCCTAATGTGATATACTAATTTTGAGCAGCCCTGGTTTCGGCTATCTCCTTTCTCAGGGCTGACTCATAAAGGAGAGCAATGGCAAGAGTAGAAATAGATAGAGATAGATACGGTAGGCCATTGATAATTCCACCAACAGGTGGTAAAGCAATTGCCTATACAAGAGCAACTACAATTGCTAACTCATTAGATGATGCCTCGGCATTGACCGCTTGGAAAATGCGGATGGCAGCAATTGGATTAACTACACGGCCAGATATATTGTTGTCAATAACGGCAGCACAAGATGATAAGATGGCAGTTAACTCTTTGATTGAAGATGCTATGGAAGTAGCAGGCGCAAACAAAGCAGCAAACATAGGCACAGCCATACATTCATTTGCAGAAAGATTAGACTTAGGACAAGACTTAGGTATAGTCCCACCGCAATGGGCACCAGATATAAAGGCTTACGAAGAAGCAACTAAAATTCTCAACAATAAGTTTATAGAACAGTTTTGCGTGTTAGATAAATTTAAAATTGCTGGCACACCAGACAGAATTGTTGAGTATAAAGGCGAGTTGTTTGTTGCAGATATTAAGACTGGTCGAGTAGACCATCCTAATAACATAGCAATACAGTTGGCTATATACGCCAACGGTTTGCCGTATGATAGTGCAACGGCAACCCGTGGCACATGGGGTGAAGTAAACAAAGACAAAGCAATCATTATCCATCTACCTGCAGGAACAGGCACATGCAAGTTAATGTGGATAGATATTAAAGAAGGCTTTAAAGGTTTACAATTCTCTATGAAAGTAAGAAAATGGCGAGACCAAAAAGGTCTTGCTACTCCATTCGAATAGGAGAGACATGTCTCACTCAGAAGCACCAATCAGTATAACAATCAAGACAGCAGCAGGTAGTTTAGTAACAGTCCGTGCAAGTGACGGAACAGAACTAGACAGCATTGTTGCACAAGGACTAGACGCAATCACATCAGCCACAACAGAATTAGAGAAAGCAATTCGTGGCACAATACCTACACCTATGACAGTAGGACAAGTTGCATCAGCACTAGGCGCCAGTATCAGCCCAATAGATAACTCAACTACTACGCTTGGTGGACGCAACTGTCCACATGGAAAGATGACAGCAATACAAGGAACAGGTAAAGATGGTTCTATGTATCGTGGTTATTTCTGCCCAGCACCTAAAGGTGCGTTTGATAAATGTAAGAATGTTTATCTTAAAACAACTGATGCAGCATGGAACACATTCGTTCCAGAACAGGTTAAGTGAAAACACTTAGACGCTCTATAAAGAAAGCAGAAGTGGGGGGCGAACCATTGCCCCCTGCTTTTCAGGCTTTTGAAAGAGCGGGAATCATACTACGCAGAGCAGAAGTAACAGTCATAGCAGGCACCCCAGGTGCAGGTAAATCCTCAGTTGCACTAGCAATTGCAGCCAGAACTAAACTGCCAACACTTTACTTCAGCGCAGATACTAATGCTCACACTATGGCCATGCGTTTAATCGCAATGGCAGGTAACATGAGTCAACAAATGGCAGAGAACTTACTGAAGAAAGACCCAGAAAAAGCAAATGAAATACTACTACTTAACAACCATTTGTTCTGGTCATTTGAATCTACACCTACACTTAAAGATTTAGATGAAGAAGTATCTGCATTCGAAACAGTATGGGGTAGAAGCCCTACACTTATTGTTGTAGATAACTTAATGGACATAGCAATGGATGGACACGAAGAATTCCAGGGCATGCGTGCAGCAATGAAAGAACTAAAGTATTTGGCTAGAGATACCAATGCTGCAGTTTTAGTTCTACACCATACCAAAGAAGGATTTGAAAACTATCCATGTCAGCCACGGTCAGCAGTTCAAGGTTTAGTTAACCAGATACCAGCAATGGTATTAACTATTGGGCAGATGAAACAAGGAGATGACAACTTTTTATGTGTAGCCCCAGTTAAGAATCGTTATGGTAAAGCAGACCAAACAGGTAACAACTATGTTACTCTTTCATTCAACCCAGAATCTATGCATCTAGATGATGTTATGATTCGTTATATGCCACAGCAACAGGAGTTGGGATGAGCAATCCACGCAAAGCAAAGGGTTCCAAAGCAGAAGCAGATGTAGTTAAATGGCTAAAGAAATGGTTCCCCTATGCAGAACGTAGGATTGCAGGTTCTCAGTTAGATAAAGGAGATATAGCAGGAGTTAATGGTGTAGTTATAGAAGTAAAAAATCACTATCGCCTAGACCTATCAGCATGGGTAAAAGAACTAGAGGTAGAGATAAGAAATGATAATGCATGGACAGGTGTAGTCTTACACAAACGGATAGGTAAAGGAGATGTAGGAGAATGGTATGCCACAATGCCAGCAAAAATATGGATAGAATTAATCAGAAAGATTTTAAATGATAAGTGAACTATTAATATTACTAACATACTTTCAACAAGAAATGATAGGATTATTACTATGGATAAGCACAGTGTTGCTGCCTACCTAGAACACATAGGCGCCACCCTGCCAGCCGTGGGGCATGGTTGGCGCAAGATGAAGTGCCCATATCATGGCGATAAGCATGCATCAGCAGCCATTAATTATGATGAGAATAGATTTAAATGTTTTGGTTGTGAAGTAAAAGGTGACGTATACGATTTAATTATACATAGACAAGGAGGTAGTTATAGTGAGGCTCTCAAATTCGCAGAGGACATATCTTTACCAGGCAGCGGAGGAATACGCAAAGCATCTTCATTTAGCAGCAGAGTATCTTTCAACCCGACATCTCTCGGTAGAAGAGGGAATGAAATTTCATCTAGGGATAGTTAAAGACCCATTACCTGGACATGAATCATACAAAGGTAGGTTAGCAATTCCTTATATAACACCATCAGGTGTTGTTGATATTAGATTTAGAAGTGTTAACAACCATCCAGATGAACCCAAGTATATGGGTGTGCCTGGTGCTAAGACTACAATGTATAACGCTCAAGCAGTTCTAACTGCAGGTAATTATATATGTGTAACTGAAGGTGAGTTAGATACAGTTGTCTTAACATCTAAGACTGGACATCCATCTATTGGTATACCTGGAGTTAATAATTGGAAGCCATACTATGGAAAGATATTAGATGACTTTGAAGTAGTAATTGTGCTAGCAGATGGTGACAATGCAGGCTTAGAGTTTGGTAAGAAACTAAGCAGAGAACTAGGTAATGTTAATCTATTACAAATGCCAGAAGGACATGATGTAAATAGCATCATAGTACAAGAAGGAAAGGAGTGGATAGATGAGCGAATTAGAAAATGTCTGGGATAATGATGAAGAGTTCTGGGATTTTGTAGGAGAAAATAGACGTATGGTTGGCCTATCAGTATCAGATAACCAAGGGCTAGATATATTAAATGCACTACGAGATATCTATTTAACTATAGAAAAAGAACCAGACAGTGCTATGCGTATGTTAACATTACTAGGCACAGTTATTTATGCCAGCAGTATAGGAGAAGGCAAACAGTTTACAGATGAAATACAAGTAGCAGCAGCAATGGAACAATTTGATACTAACATTAAGGATATATTAGATGAAGAATCCAAGTGATGTAGATACAATTACAAACGAACTAACAGCCATCTTGTTAAAGAAACAACAAGACTACGGCCCATTTAATATAGCCCACGCTCCAGGCGGGGCTATGAATGGACTACGAGTTAGGATGCATGACAAGTTAGCAAGGCTAAATAACCTAGTAGATACAGGCAACACGCCGAACTATGAGTCAGTCGAAGACACCCTTATAGACCTGGCTAACTATGCTATAATAGGACTATTGGTACAAAGAGGACAGTGGGAAGGCACAGATTAAAGTATGAGTGAGGAATGGGTACAAGAATATCAGTTGCTTGTATCCTCCCTTGCCTCCGAGTATTCTAAAAGATATCCAATGGTTGAGCCACAGGATATCAAACAAATATTATGGCTATGGTTTGTTACACATCCAGTTAAATACAAAGAGTGGTCTAAATTACCAGCCAAAGATAAAGAAAAACTAATTGCTAAATCATTACGCAATGCAGCATTAAAGCATTGCGAAAAAGAAAAATCCCAGAAGTCAGGTTATGACTTACTTGATTTATATTATTACGACTCTTCAGTTATAGAAGCATTTTTGCCATCTATTATTGCAGGTAGTTACGAGATACCTAGCAAGATAAAAGACCTTAACTTTAAGATGGGCAAAGGCGAAATCACAGACGGAAACAACTGGCTAGTTCTACGGTCAGATATAGAGAAAGCATACAATCAACTAGCAGAGGCAAAACAAAATATTTTAAGGCTACGATTCACGGTAGATAACTGCGAGTGGAATGAGTTAGGCAAAGAATTAAATACATCTGCTGATGGTGCACGTATGCGAGTTACCCGTGCAGTTAATTCTTTAGTCAGACATCTAGGTGGATGGCGAACATATGTGGATATGGATAACATAGAGACAGAAGAAGATGATGAGCCAAGAGAATCCTAAAGAGATAAAAGATTTATTTAAAAAAGATTACAGCAACGCTATGGACCTGCGTGGTAATCCAATAGGAGATATCTGTGTGTGTGGTTCAGAACTATTTACCGCTATAGTAGCCTTTGAAAGCGGAGAGATAGCCTTCTATTTTCTAGATGGTGAGTGTGTTAGTTGTGGTTCATTAGTCACTTTACCTACACCAATAGATGAAGTAGGATTGGATTGCGACTAATGCCATACTATGATTTTGAATGCAAGACTTGCACGGTAGTAATAGAAACTAATGATTCTGCTGCACCATTCTGTACCTCTTGCGGAAATATTATGATTCGTATATGGTCCTCTACACCAGTACACTTTAAGGGAAGTGGCTTCTATTCAACAGGAGGATAATGAGATTTAGTGATACGCCAGCATGTCTTGGCATTGATGTAGAATTATTTTTTACTGAAGAAAAAGGTAACTACCCTTATCTTAATCATGTTAAAAGAATTTGTAGTACTTGCCCAGTACGAGTCGAGTGCTATGATTATGCAATAGATAACCTAGTCCATGGAATATGGGCAGGAACTACTAAAGATGAAAGGGATAGATATAGAAGCAAGCATGGAATAGTTGGTAAAACAGTTCTTCCTGCATCTATGTTTATTGACGTGGCTTATGAGCAAACTGTCTGACTTTGATTTAGACCTATCAGTAGGGCATGAAGGCGAGTCGTTAGTTAATCAACTACTAACTAATGGCAAAACCATAGAAGTTAAAACAGATTTAAAGTGGAAGAATACTGGTAACTTATATATAGAAACTGTGTGCTGGTCACACAATAATGAAGAGTGGTATCCATCTGGTATCTCTTCAACTAAGGCTGAGTACTGGGCATTTGTATTAGAAGGAACTGTATTGATAGTACCAATAGAACATTTACGACGTGCTCTTACCTTGTATGGCCATCCAATTACCTGTAATATAGAACCTAATCCGTCAAAGGGTTATCTGATACGACCAGATAAAATCCTCCAAGTGGTGCAAGAGTTATCTAAGTAGAGGGGAACTGCTTAGAAAACAAGAAAAGCCCCCGCTTTCTAGTATCTCTACTAGGGCGGGGGTTATTCGTGTCTATAAAGGGCGTTTAAAGCCCTATTAAAGGTGTTACTTTGAGCCGATACCGTATTCCTTTTCGGTTTTGTCTGCCCATTTAGCCAATGGTGCGGCTAATGCGCCGATTAGAATAGCCTGCTCAGGTGCTAGGTCAGCAGCAAGGGCTAGTCCCATAGTGATTGCTGATGCTAGTACTGCACGAAGATAAGACTTGATTGCAGCCTTAGTCTTCTTGCTCTTTAACTTAGCAATTAAATCTTTCATTTGTTCTCCTTCTTTGGCAG